CCTTTCTCCTGACCGCCCAAGGTGAGCGTGTTCAAGAAGTCCGTGTCGCGGAACAAGTCGCGGCTGACCTGAGGCGGAACAAGGGCCGTGAACTTGCCGTTCAGCGGGTTGCTCTTGTTGGCCTTGAGGGCGGTCACTGCGTCCAAGAGTTCGATGGTATTGATCGAGCTATTGGCAGCCGTGGCGGCCTTGAGGTTAGCGAATGTGCGAGCCGTGCCAGTGGGGCGAACCACATACCGCTTAGCGGTAGTGGAGGTTCCATCCACATCAACTCCGGTCTGGATCGCATCGCGGCTGATGTTGTCAGCCTTGAGTGCGGCATCCTGACCCATGAGCTTGATGCCCTCTTGCAGCACATTAAAGAGGCTGGTGAAGGACAGCTTATCAGTGATCTGGATGATTTCCCCATACTGCACCAACTCCACGGACGAGCTATTCAGTCCGAGGGTGCGGCTATCATTGGGGGTGACGCCTTCCGTGAGCGTCAGAACATTGCTGGCATCGGGCACAGCATTGAATTGGAAAAACTTGACGCTGGTTGAGCCCGCATTTTTGGGCAGGTCAACCTGATTGGCAAGTTCGTTCAGCCGCAAAGTCTCCGAAATCCGATCAACCAGTTGCCGTTGCAAAACGGGCTGGAAGTAGGCGGAGAGATTGTTGCTGTTATAAGTCGTTGAAAGATTCGTAACAGGCATTTTATTAAACTCCTACGAGAACTCCCTCATCCGCATCGCGCACCAGCTTGGACAGGAATGCTTCCTGCTCCTTGCTATCCATTTGGTCAAAGGTCTTTTTACCCCTTGACGGCTTGGAAGGCGTGGATTCTCCAACGCTGAGCCGTTTACGGAATTGCTCATTCTCCGCTTTGAGTTTGTCTACCTCGGTCTTGAGGGTTGCAGCAGACTCCGCCGCCACCTTCATCTTCGCAATCTGGGAGGCATATATCAGCCCATTGGGATGCGAGTTAAAGAAGTTGCGGATGCCTTCATCCTGAGAGTTCGCGATCTCGGCCAGCGTCTTGAAGAGCGGGCTGTTCTGATCTCGAAGCTCTGGGTTCTCATCCACAATGCGCCGAGCGTTGGATTGGCGAATTTCTCCAAACTCGCGTTCCCTGCGCTCCGCGCGCTCCTTGATCAGGCGTTGCGCCTTCTCTTGGTTGTCGGCCATGAGTCTTGCCTGCTTGGCAAGATCATCCCTCCCCTCCTCGGCCCACTGCTCGGCAAACTTGCGATATTGCTCTGGAGTGTAGCTGTTGTTGGGGGCATAGGATTTGATTGCATCTTCTTCCGCTTTTTCCCTTGCAGACCGAAGTTCTTCGGCTTGCTTGCGAACTGCGGCCTTCTCCTCCTCAAGCCGTTTCCAGCTTTCGGAAAGTCTGGCCTGCTCCTTGGAAGCCTTGTCCTTGGGCGCGGGTTCTGATGCAACCCCCTTGTCCTTGGTGACATTCTCTTGTTCTGAGGATTTGCTTTCCGACACTTGCGGATTGCTATCCTCGGTTTTGGTTTCGGACTTTTCAGCCTCACCAGAATCCCCAGCGGCGACTTGGGGTTGCGCCTTGGGCTCTTCGGCTGCTGGCTCGCTTTGCGGCTGAGCGGGGCGTTTTGTTCCGTCCCATTCGGCCAGCACATCGCGAAGCTGAGCTTCCGTTAGCTGCCCTGATTCCTGTGTGGTTCCAGCGTCCACTGGAGCCTTGTTCTCGGTTGGCTGTTCCATAGGTTTGGCGGGTTCTCCTTCCCGAATTAAGGCCGATACCTCTCGTAAAGGGATGAAGCGGCCTCAGCTTCATTCCCAAGAGAAATGATTTTCTCGTCCTGCCGTGAGCCTGAGAGGAATTCGATCACGGCAAGTGCCTCCCTAAATCCAGTAACTCGGCCAGCTTGGTGTTCGCCGCCGCCTGAGGAGCATGCGGATACCGCTTTGCGCTCGTAGTATTGCCCAAGCAAAACCCACATCTTTTTGCCAGTGGGGCTCTGAAGAAACCTTTCGAGCTCGACAGAGTCACCATCAGTCCATTCGGGCTTAACACTGGTTCTAACATGTCTTAGCAAGCTAATACTCAGCATGAGTGATTGCAACACATTTCTAATAGATGGCATAATCACTCCTTATGCGGGCATCTGCTGTGGCTGCCCCTGCTGCTGTTGCTGGATTTGCTGGGCCTCAGCTTCCGCCATGTCGCGAAGTTGCTTTCTGATAGCCCTTTCGGTGTTCTTGTCCTTGGCCCCAAGCATTTGTAAATGCTGCTCAAGGTGTTGGGCATAAAGCTGTTGCGACTGAGGATTGCCTCCGCCAGATTGCTTTAACTGCTGAATGCGACCCACAAGGACTTGGATGTGGGTGACATGCTCGTTATTCGGTTCCACGGCAGCAGGTATCCCGCTTTCGATCACCAAGTTTTCCATTGCCTGCTCCTCGGCCTCAGACATGGACTTCTGGGCGTTATCAACCACCAAACGATTGGCCAGTGCGGGATCATCCTGCTCAAGAACCGACCTAACCAATCCGACCTGATCCACATTTGGATTGCCCGAAAACATTTGCATTCTGGTAATCGCCTTCTGGAACTGAACAGCCTTGTTCACGCCGTCCGCACTTCCGCTAGGCATTACTGTGTACTGAATATTCAACGCCACTTCCGGCAGGATTCCAAAGCGGCCTTCAAACATATACGACAAGTCTCCCGCACCAAACTGAACTAGAATTGAATACGCCTGACGATAAACCATCGCCAACGAAAGGCGAAAGATTCTGGCCCTTAGGTCGGTGCTTTGGCCCATCAGCGATCCAATCTGCGTGATCTCGGTGGCGGTTCTCGCGTTCTTGCTGCCTTGCTGTTGGGCAAGCCCGAAGTCGGGCATGGCTACAAGGTACTCAGCGATCATGCGCTGGTTAATCATTTCCTGATCGAAGCTGATCGGGGGCTGCGGCATGGGAATGGGGGAGACGCCAACAGGCAAAACAGTGGCTGGCCCAAACCGGAAGTTGTTGGAGTTGGGAATGTCCTGCTCGCTTCTGAACATCGGGCGATTATAGAGCGTGATTGCGTCAGCCTTTTCGTTCATCAGCTTGCAGAGGTAGCTTTCAAACGGAGCCACCACCTCGCAGATTCCTCGGCTGGAATAAACTCCTTTGTCCTTTACCTCCATCACGAACGGAATAAAGGGGACATAGCCGTGCTGGTAAGGCAGTTCAAAAGTCTTGCGAACATCCAACTCTGGAGCCACCGGCGAAAATGTGTGGACATAGATAACGCCCTTTTTGGGGTCGCGCTCATACACCTCCCAGACAATGATCTGGTCTGATTCCTCGCCAACTGTGATTCCCTCGCGGCGCAGCTTCGTGTCCTCGTAGGTGCTGGAGCGAGCTCCATCCGCCTGTCTTCCGCGAATGTTCTCAATGATTGACTGATCGTAAAGCGAATTTGCCTTATAGGCGTCCACGCTCATAGGCATCACATGACAGATGCGCTCAACGGAACGCATGTCTGTGGTGTAGTAGGGCAGGATCACATGAATTGGGTCTACCGCATCAAACTTAACGGCCCTATTGGGCTCATCCCAACTTACCTTAATAAACCCGATTCCACTGGTAAGCAGATGGTCGATACAGGTGAGAACCTCGGACTCTAGGTTGGATTTCTGCTTTAGGCTAAAGTCAAACCAGATGCTGACTGCACGAGCCGTCTTCTCGTCCGCCATCGGGGAGCTTTCCACAAATGTGGCGACAAGCTCGTTGCCGTAAATCTGCTGATAATAGAAGGGCTTCAGCTTTGAAATAATGCTGTCGGAAAGCGGATAGTGAAGATCGGCCTGCCAAGGAAGACGCCGCTTGCGGCGAAGCCCCCCATGCCGCATCTCATACCATAAACGCTGGCGATCTTCCCACCCTGTGCGAGCACGCACATCTTCGGTTAGGAGTCTAAAAAGTTCGCTGCGTTCCTTCATTTGGCGTCCTTGATTTTAATCTGCGTCTCTAGGTCGATGATTGTGTGAAGAGCGTCCTTGCACCAGTAGGGGGCTGCTCTCCTTGCCGCTTCGGCATCTGGGCGTTCCATAAGTCTCTGGGCGTTACCGCTGGTCACCGCTGGGGGGAGGGCCGTTGCGCATCCCGCCATTACGAATCCAAAAACTGACAGCGTCCCGATTCTGACTAGCGTCCTCAACAATTCTCCTGACCTCGGATGACTTCCTGTCGGGAATCAGCTTATCGAGAATGCTGATGATTCCGCCAAGGATGCTCAGGAGAAATCCCATGCATCACTTGATGTTGAGGCCAACCGCCTTGAGGAAATTAACAATCTTCTCCAAAATCGAATCATCCGCCGGAGTTGGCGTTAACTTGACAACAATGCGAGCCGCGAGGACAACCCCGCCCATAGCCGCTACGATTTGCGACCAATTCTGAATCGTCCAGTTCCATGCTTCATTCATCTGTCATTCGCCTCCTGCGTATACGCCGCAATCAGCAAGGAACTCCCGCTCCGCGATGATGTGTGGCAATGCCTCGTTGTTACGCTCAAAAGTAACATCCGTGTCAAAGTGTGTCAATCCCCCAGCAAGGGGCATCACCCCAAGCACTCCGGCAACGGCGTCTGCCCTGTCTGGGCTTGATGCCCCCCGCTTCCGCATGTCCTCCTTGGCCTCAAGCCCCAGCTTCCCAGCCGAGTTCACCTTCACCTTTCTTGTGACTAGCTGCATATCAAGCAACTCATCGGTTGGCAGGATGCATTCCTTCTTTTCCACCATGCGGGACAGGTTCCACCAAATCTCAGACCCCCTGTTCATATAGGACTGATTCCGCGCCTTCGCCCCAAAGTTGAACCTGTTTACAGGCCACCCCTGCTCTGCCATTCGGTCATTCATCGGGCGACCCAGTCCGCCGTCATCCCCCCACACCATATCCCTTGGAACTTTCAGTGCCTTTAGTTCGTTGATGGCCCTACCCACGCTGCTCATGGTGTCCTTGGATACCCACGCAATCAGCGGCTCCACTCTGTTGCCACGCCTTACTGCTATCACAGACTCGTCCCCTCCCCCTCCCCAGTCTATAAATGCAGCCACATCACTGCCCTCATGCTTTGGCTGGTTGGCCCTGAGATCGAACACCTTCGCCTGTGTCAGTACTGTGTCTCCGTCATCTCCGGCCATGAACTCAGAGAAGATCATGCTCCGAACAAGCGGGTGATCCCTGCCGTACTCCTCCAGTTTGTCGGCTATATAATTGGGCATGTCAACCAAGTGCTGGCAGTCGTAGGCCGTGACTGAGTGCTTTTTCCATTTGCTCTTTGGGCTTAAAAAGCAGTTGGCGAACTTAGTGTCGATATTGCCTGTGCTGCTCATGGCCAGCCATGCGGTCGGCTGACAGCGTTCTGCTGCGTGCCATATCCCTTCTGGGATAGACTTGGCTTCGTCAAAAATCATAAGCAGGCGGTCATTATGCCACCCCTCAAAGCGGGTGGGTTCATCAGTGGAAAATCCGATAGCCTTCGATCCGTTTGGGGCCGTCAGGTCTGATGCGTTAATTGTCCAACCCCCAAGGATTGATGCCCAATTGCTGATCTGCGTCCACAACTGATCGCGCACCTGCCTAAACACTCCGGCGGTTGTAACTACTTGACTACGAGGGAATACCGAACACCACCAGATAAGAAGTGGTGCGGCCACCATGCTGGTCTTGCCGCTTCCGTTGGCGGCTTTTAGTGCAACCCTATGCAACCCAGCAATATCCTCGCATACAGACTTTTGCCAGTCGTACTGCTTGATCTTTAGGAAGTGATCAGAGAAAGCTGCGGGGGATTTCTTGAGCAGCTTAAAATCAACTTTTGGCGGCTGAGCTTGCGTTTCCATGTTCTCCTCTCTGTGCGAAAGGTATTACGAAGGTTCGGCAAGCCGGAATGGGAGGGTACAGAGGGGGGTCTTTTTATTTTCCGGCGATTCTAAAGGGGGGATACTGTGGACGGGTACGGCTGGAGGGGGGGTCGTATGGGGGGCGTCTGACTGATTCTGTTTGTCGTCTTGATTCATACAGACTTAGAAGATTCAGTTGCCGATTCGGTTGGAAGATTCAGACAAGTTTGAGGAGTATTCTCCAAACTATTTTTGTCACTCTCAAGTTCGATGATTTTGTTCGGCTCATCCTCGGCCAGTCTCGATAGTACCTCAGCGGACAAGGCATGGGACATCGATTGTCCTATGGCCATCTCCTGTGCTCGGCTGAAGTACTTGGGCTGAGTTCTTTCGAGGAGCCAAGCACTGGCTTGCCAGTTCTTTTTCGAGGCTTGGTTTATCCCAGAAAGGTGCTCCGCAACGAACAACGCTCTCCCGCTTTCCACGGCCTCAGTCCATTCGGGAATGGTCTTCCTCCACTTGTGAACGCTCGTCTCATTAATTCGTAAAAAACCGCACGCATGACTGATCGGCATCCCGATCTCCATCAGTCTGCGGAATGATTCTGCGAGTGCTGGCGTTGGCTTCGCTCTCGTCCCGCACTCCGCTCTCGCCAGCTTCGCATCCTCGGCAATTGCGAGCAGTCGTGGGTCGGGCTTTTCCTCTGGTTTCTCGGCCACCGCCCCGACTAATGCCTTGGGGATTTTTGGCTTATAGGTTGTGAGTGGCCTCGGCGTTTTCGGTGACGGCACTCCCTCAAAATATCTCCCCTCTCTACGCTCTGCAATATTTATTTCACTACAATGGAATATTCACTCCCTTAATTATCTTCTTGACTGAATTATCACCTCACATATAGAATAGGGTTTAAGGAAATTAGATCGCATAGGGTAAATGGAACTTGGCCAGCGAAGATTAAAAATTTGTGGCCGACAATTGGCCACACTCTCTCCGCAGACTTCGGCCAAAGTTTATAGATACTTAACCGAGTTAACTAAATTCCACCATAGGACATGAATGTCCTTGGGTACTTATGACACAAGTGGTCTAAAAACCGATACCCCCGCAATCGAGCGTAAATGCCCCTAGAATCGATTTACCCCCCCTGTCAGCGTTCGGTATCTTAACTCTTCAACATACCCCCCTACAAATCGATCCTACGCATTCTCACAAAATTCTCCCTCGGAAAACCACCGAAC